GGGGGGCTGCACAGCGCAGCCCCACAAAGGCTAAATGGGGCCACGCTTTTCCACTCTCCAGGGTTTCCCCTGGCTCACCCCTTTAATAGGGTGAGACCCTCCGAATCTTGATGTTGACGGATTCGGGGCGTCCAGCACGCAACAAGTGATTGTTAGAGAGAGGGAGACTCCCCCTCTTTAAGAAAAACTTGAGAAGGGCTGCATCATCACTAAGATTACTCTTAGGGATAATGGAAGTAAGTACAGCCGCCCTGACAAGGGGACGCTGTAGATACTTGCACTCACTCTGGGTTTCATACCCAAGGAATGAATGCCGGCCTATAGCTTGACTCGACTCGAGAACAACAGGGAAAGGGATCAACCTTTCGATAGTGTTATCGAGGTACTTGCAAGAACTCCACAAACCAGCCTTATAAAGTTGGTTTCGAAGGGATACAAGTGAATGAATCTCGCTAGCGTGCTTCCGTTGTGTAGGAGAAGGACGACGGACTTTGACGATTGATACGTCACGTCCATCGTAAAACTCCTTCCCGCAAGACTCTCTGAACTTCCCAGTCCAGAATGACTTGTTGGAATTTACTTTAAGCCCAAAGGCTTCCAGTAAGGACACAACAGAGCGCACATATTCCACGGGGACAATGATATCGTCTCCGTAGACACGCACCTTGCCACGCATCTCTCTAGAGAGAGCACGTGGCGAAATGTGGTAGCCGCGCTCTCTGCGTATCCCCATTATGACTATGGTAAGAAATACCATAGCCTCAACAGGGAAACACAGGGCAGAGCCCATAGAGGCGTACTTGAACAGGGGAATAACCCCATGCCCAGGTACGTCCGCCCGCCTTGACCTAGTACAATCCAAAGCCTCCTTGAATAGGGGGTGGCGATCAACTAGGGCTTGAACGAGCGGCCAGGAAACACGGTCGCTAGCCTCAGATAAATCGAGGGTAGCGAGACTCCCATCTTGGGAGCCAATTCGAGCAAGCTCCTGGTTAGGAACTTGATCATCGAATCCTATGAGAACAGAAAGGCTGTCATGTCTCTCTATACTCATCACGAGTCTCTCCAAAAGCCCCTGCTGTACATATTGCATGCACGCAGGTTCTATGGCTATGATTCGTGGTGTTTTCTGCGTCTTGGGAACGGAAATTACCCTAACGGGCAATTCGTTCTCAGGCTCAAGGAGTTCAACACGGTCGGCGTCAAAATAACGCCAGTTTGGGAAAACGAACTCCCCGTGTGGGAAGAGTTCTTCCAATCTCTGAGTCCACTGTTGTTGACGGAATTTTGCGTTTCCGCGGATTCCATCTGCAGTAGCCCCGGGACCATGCTTTGGCACGATATCCCCATTGTAGATAGATTCATCCATCTCAATGAAGATTTCACGCCAAAGGGAGAAGCTCACTTCTTTGAACTCATCCATAAGGATGGGGTCAATAGAAGCGAAAGTCTCTTGAATTTCCTTGTCGGTTTCTACATACTGACGAAACGCTGCATGCTCTCGCGCATCACTGCACGGAAGCTCCACTTTGGAAAACAGATTACAAATCTGAAGAACAGAGTGAATGGCAGAAATTTCAGGAGTATGTAGGAGTAACCCACTTTGGGAATCGAACACAAGACTAGTGAAACCCTGAAGAAACGCAGGGAGACACGCCCTCTTCTTAAAAGATAAGAAGTGGGTTGAGTCCACGTAGCCTTGATCCAAGCACTTGAGAAAGTCCTTGGCAAAGCTAGGGAGGGTTATAGTTAAAAACTCTAACCCTTCGTGTTCAACTCTTCTCTCGATTGTTTTCCAATCGAGAGTGGTGCTAGTGCAACACCCATCCCCCAATTCTTGAAGGATGGTACGCATAAGTACTAAATGGCTTTTCATCCAAACTCTCCTTAAATGAAGAGCAAAGGATCCATAGCCATAGTACTTACCGGCAAACAAGTGCCAGAAAGGTTATGCGTCCGCTACAGAAAGTAGCGAGCACATCAATCGAAGGTGATCCAGATCAAGATGAGAGCGATTACGAACGAGATAACGCAGATTACTGCGCGTCCGATCGTTATGGCCGACATAAGACTTGGTACTCGCCTTCTTAACTTTCACCGCCGAGAACCTTCTCGGCGTTGGCACCCGAAGACGCCTGGATCCAACCCACGAGTCCATTCAAGGAATCGAGGAGATCCTCCTGACTAAAGCCAACAAGAGGGCGATCGACAACGACATAAGTCGACATCGAAACCACCTTGTTGACGGCCGGGAGGAGGGGATCACTGACGGTCTTCGAACCATCGATGCGAATCGTAGTGCGGTTCCGCTTAGAGCGGTTCTGCGTTACGGTAAGCGTAACCAAGCCATTCGGAATCCGATACACCGAGGAACTCGGGGTAACGGAAATTCGAGGAAGCGAGATTGCGCCTGCATCGAAAGTAAGCGTTTGCGGATCGGCAAGAGCCATGGTAGGTACCTCTGCGTTTGGGTATGTAGGGATAGAACCCTTGCATACCGATGAACTAATCACATTATTGTGATTAGAAGCGGCGGGTGCCGCGGGTTTCCTGTTAGTTCTTATATGAACTACCAGATTTGCCGCTTCGGCTTACAGCCAAAGCGGCGATGATGGATTTCTGCCTGAGTGTTAAATCAGGTATAGAAACCCCGAATCCAAATGGCGTTGCCACTCTCCTAGACTTAACCTCAGTGGTAAAAGTCTGTCGGAAAGTCTGCGTACCAGGGTAAGATTTGTATCTTACCCCAGATAGCTGGTACTCCTTTGTGACGGTAAGATGTTCCATCATATAGGCGTACGGCATCACTAGACCATCATTGGCAAATGCTGATACATTGCGAGCAATGTCACCAGCATTCGAAAACCAATCGACGGCCCAGGACCAAGGGGTAAGCTCCCAGAGCACCTCAGGCGTGAGCCTGATTCCCAATAGCTTGTTAGCTATTGCTTCACCTCTGCCATAATCACCGAGGACACCGTCCTCGTTGGGAATGACATAAGTGAAGGCTCCAGAGAACCATCTCCGACGAACGGAGGAAGTTCTCGTGGTGAGCTTCCAATTGCCACTTTCGAAATCGAAGATACCAACCGACACTATAGGCTTAGGTAGCGGAAAACCGCTACTTTGGCTAATATTGTAGGAGGATACCGTCGGAAAGTGGTAAGACTTATGCAGTAGCTTTCCAGAGTCTGCAATGAACTTGTCAATGATCTTATTATGATCTTTGACAGCACGGCAGAATTTGTGAATATCGCCAACCAAGGGCTTCCATCCAAACTGGTAATTGAGGTAATCCTTCCCAGCGCCTTTTGCACTGAGAGTTCTACCTTTCCATGTTTCGATGTTAGTACTTGGCATGCCTTCTCGGGCTTCCCCGAGGAAGGCAGCTGCATTGAACACTGGGTTTGTCGGAATACACCGGGCAATAGCTGTAGTTCCTAGAGCCGACAAAGCGTCGAAACTAGAAGGAACAGCTAAGGGCCATTGTGGTGATTCGTCAGTGACGTCGGAGGTAACGGCATTTTGCAACATATAGTAATGATGCGAACCGTTATCCATGGGATCCTCGGACCAAGAGAAGTGTACCGGCCCACCGCTTGAAAGCGATGAGTACTCGGAATATTTTCTCGAGCGAACGCGGAAATCCCCTCCAATGGCCTCAGAGCTACTCCCTAAAAGATAATAGGGATTGCCCTGTGACCGCTGAAGTTCACCCTCAGTGTACTGAACCATTCGATTGCGGCGGAAGTTAGGCGTATGAGAATGCGCCTTCCAACCGTCGGAATAAGCCCAAGTCATCTGTTCCAACTCAGAAGAGTTGAGAATTTTTGATTTAGGTGGATGGTCCATAGTCTGGTCACCTTTTGAATTGGATGATTTCCCACCATGATCTCACTAAAGTGAGTTTTTAGGTGGGGGTGTTGTGCTAAAGCACAGTCCCCGA